CTGGTGGAAGTGCTGGCGGATCAGATACAGTAATTACTGTTGCAGATACTTATCTGTTCCCAGATAGTGGTCATCTACTGATCTATACAAGTGGTGTTGGATTTGGAATGAATGTGATTTCTTATAGTGGAAAGACTTCAACATCGTTTACTGGTTGTCAAGTTATTCGTGAGCATGAAACTACACCTGGAAATGGAGGTTTCGTCATTGCAGGAACCACAGAGGTGCAACCAACGACAATTACCTAAATATTGCTATAAATATAAATAACTCAGGCACAAATTACAACGTCGGACAAAGAAACCCATGGCTGCTATTATTTCTGATAAGTTTCGTATTTTTAACGCGAAGCAATTCCTAGAATCTCTCACTGAGGGCGCGACTGACACCAGTGCAGAGCGTTCACGAATGTATTTCTTCGTGGGTCGTCCACAACCATGGAGAGCATACTTAGAAGTCTACAACAAAAATGCAACGGCATTTACTGTAGGCGATGAAGTATATGTTGGAACGTATGGTTCTACTACTTTCCGTGCCACGATTGCTGCTGTTTATGATAGTGCCCTTCTACTGACCGACGTTTTTGGCAGCAATGGTGTTAACTCTGCTCCTGCATTAGGTAGTGCCCTTAAGTGCCGCACTGGCGGTGCAGGAGGATCCGACACTGGTGCCACCGCAACTTCTGGTGTTTATCGCTACGCTGACGAGAACATCCCACCTCTTCCTCTAGACAATCAGAGAGAAAAGATTGCCCTCTATGACGAAATCATTGCTGCTAAGCGCATTACAGATTCGTATGCTAGAACTGTAGTTCGTCGTTACAACTGGGATCTAGTTGCAAACCCAAGATATGATATGTGGAAGCCTGACTACTCTGACACCCCAGGTGGCGGTGGTCAGATTGGCAAATCAACTGCTACTGGTGCAACTAGCATTGCTGATGCTAAGTTCTATGTAATGAACTCCCAGTATGAAGTCTTTAAGTGCCTCTATAACGGTGAAGATCCTTCAAACACCACTGGTCAGGATGCAACCGAAGAACCATCAGTAGCTGGAGCAAACTATGATGCTGCTACTGGTCTCTATACAGAGACAACAGGTGCTGGTTACATCTGGAAGCACATGTATACCATTCCAACCGATGATGTCTTGAAGTTCCTTTCTTCTGACTTCATGCCAATCGTTCTTCCTTCCAACCCATCTAGACAAGCAGTAGGAGCACTTGCTGTTGCTGGTGCTATCGATGCAGTTGTTGTTGAAGATGCTGGTGCTGGACTACCTGTTTCACAAACTCTCTACACTGCAATCAAAGGTGATGGTTCAGGTGGTGTCGTAGAACTAGTAACTAATGGTGCAGGCACAATCACTTCTGCTAGTGTTCAAGCACGCGGATCTGGTTATACCTACGGAAACATTCTTCTAGGAGTTGGTAATCTGTTCAGCGATGCTGGATTGAGCACTCCTGTCAATGGTTATTCTGGAAATGCTGCAATTGAGGCAATTCTTCCTCCTCAGGGTGGTCATGGTTCTGATCACGAAACAGAACTTAATGGTAAGCGTGTTATGACGAACATTCGTCTAACCTACGCAGAAGGTTCAGGTGACTTCCCTGTTGACAACGACTTCCGTCGTATTGGTATCATTGCTGATCCTTACAACCAAGGAACCACAACATTTGCAACTGCAGATACTCTTTCTGGTCTCAAGTCACTCAAGATTACTGGAGCAACTGCAGATTTCAACGTTGATGAGAAGATCGTTCAGACAGTAACTGGCGGAACCGCATATGGAACCGTTGTTTCTTGGACACTCGATAGCGGTTCTACAACTGCTGGTGTTCTTAAGTATATCCAAACTAATGATGCACACACCGATCAAGGTGTTGTAAGAGCATTTGAAAGCAACGCAGCAAATGCAGTTACTGGAGAAACCTCCGCTGCATCAGGAACAGTTGACACTGGATATGCTGGTTCACTACTGGGCGTCACGTTTGCTGCTGGTCTTGCAAATACCGAGATTGAGAACAACTCAGGTGAGGTTATCTACATCGAGAACCGTCGTCTTATCACTCGTGCTCCTGACCAGATTGAAGACATCAAACTAGTCATTGAATTCTGATTAAAATACATATTATTAAGTCCCCCGAGAGATCGGGGGATTTTTTTTAACTCTACTAAATACTAAAGACTGGATCCTAGTATTTGGCGGAGTACGATGCCTCAGAAGACTAACCTTAATGTAAATCCTTATTACGAGGACTTTGACGCGAGTAAGAATTTTTATAAGATTCTATTCCGTCCTGGATACTCTATTCAAGGTAGGGAGCTAACACAAGTTCAATCTATTCTCCAAAACCAAATTGAAAGTTTTGGTAAGTATGCTTTCAAGCAAGGTGAGCAAGTTATCCCTGGTGAGGTAGGTCTCAATACAAAGCTAGATTATGTCAAATTATCTTCTGTTTCTGAAGTTGCGGTTTCAGAAGGAGATGAGATCGTATATAAGAAATATGACATCACCCAGTTACTTGGACAACAGTTGCGTGGTCTGACTTCTGGTGTTGTTGGCACAGTATTGACAGCAAAACTAGCAACAGAAAGCACTGCTGATACTATTTTTGTAAGTTACATTAATAGTGGCAACTCAAATACAGAATCAACCTTCCGTCAAGGTGAAACACTAGAGGTAGTAGATGGTGTCAATACACCACTTCTCGTAGTAGGAACAGATGGTAGTGTTCTACCAACTAGTATTCAAGTAACTAATCCTGACACTGGAGAAGTAACTTCTCTAGAAAGTCCTGCTATGGGATTTGCTTCTGCTGTTAAAGTTCAAGAAGGTATCTATTTTGTCAATGGATATTTTGTTCGTAACGAAGAGCAGATTCTTGTTATCGAAGAGTATTATGATAAACCATCTGCTAAAGTAGGATTTACAATCAAAGAAGAGATTGTAACACCAGAAGCAGATGCATCTCTATATGATAATGCAATTGGTTCATCCAACTATACAGCACCTGGAGCACATAGACTAAAAATTAGTCTAGAGATGAAAGAGTTTGCTCTAGATGCAATTACAGATAAGAATTTCATTCAACTCCTAACAGTAAAGAGAGGAGTTGTTCAAAGAAAAGTTTCTACAACAGATTTCAGCGTTCTTGAGCAAACTCTTGCTCGCAGAACATTTGACGAGAGTGGTGATTATGTTGTCGATAATTTTGATATCGATGTTCGTGAATGGGCACAGAAAGATGGCAACAAAGGTCTTTATGGTGCTGATGAATTTGGTCTATACAATGGATACACTGCTAGTGAAGCTTCCAGAAAAATGGTTGCTAGCATTGGTCCTGGTAAGGCATACATTAAAGGATATGAGATTGTTAATAAAGAAACCAAGTATCTCGAAATTAACAAGGCAAGAGAAAGTCTCACTAGTGATAACGTAACACTAAAGACTAAGGGACTTCCTACTTTTAGTATTACTAATGTCTTTGGCAGTGTTCCTTTGAACAAAGAAGGATCGGATCTAACTGCATATCCAGACATTTTCCTATACAGCACTTTCTCAGATGGATCCATTGGTGTAAATGGAACTGAGGCAACTACTGATCATAGACAGACTATTTCAAGAAGAGGTCTTACTTTTACAGCAAATGATGCTATCAGAACAATCACTCTAGATGTTCTAGGTCTTAATGGACAACCAGCTCTTGGAGCATTGACTGATGCCAATTTCCAAACAGAATACAAGACCCTGTATTTCATCAAATCAAGAAGTGCTGATGGCACTGCTACAGATATTGGAACTGTAACCACTCTTGCTTATGCTACTATTAACAGACCTGGCATTAGTGACAACGAGAACAAGCAGTTCTTGGAATTGACTGTATTTGGCAATAAAGCAGAATTAGAAAACCTTCTTCTTGAATATGATGAGGGAGATTCTGAGAAAAAGAGAAAGATCTTCCTTTCAAACGGAGATGCTCAAGACAATAATGATTATTGGGCAGAGGTAGTAGACTACAGAAACACAATTACACCTGTTATTGGTAAAGTAAAACCAAGCAACTTCTTCCTTAAGAAAAGAGGTGAAGGATTTAATTCAGATTCTGATGTAGTTCTATCGAAGGGTCGCTTGTCTGGTGGATCCGAAACCTATAATAGTATCTTTGGGTTCTCTTACTTTGATCCTCAGTTCTTCACCAGAATTCTACTAGAAACTGTTCCTGCTGGTTTCGATGAAGGTAAGTATGTATTTGGATTAGAGAGTGGTGCTTACGGTGTTGTCGAAGGACCAGCTTCTGGTGTTTACTCTACCGACAGACTTCTATTCGTAAAAACTATTTCTGGAAACTTCAAGTCTGGAGAAACAATCAGAGATGAAGATTCAAACACTGTAAAGATTGCAAAAGACAACACCATTTCTCACTTCATTGTTATCGAGAGAGGATCTGGTTATTCTGCTGGTGCAGAAATTCTATTGAACGGTGTTACTTATGATGCATCTAAGATTGAACCCACCGTGTATGGTGGTAAAATTTATAAGGTAGCAATCAACAATCAGGCTGCTTTAAGAAATCTAGAATTCACACAACCACCCGAAATTGTTGTTACTGGAACTACAGACAGTGCAGGTGCTGCTGCTGTTCGTGCAGTTCTTGTTAGAAACGCAGTTACAACATACACACCACAAAACGTAAAATCCATTGGTGGTTCATACGGATCTGGTGGCAGTAATAAGTTTAATGCAGACTTGGTTGTAGACAATCAGGCATATTCGAATATTTCTGCTGTAACTGACTATACTTTCTTTGGTAAGAAAGGCACCATGTTTGTCGAATCGACAAGTTTCAGTGCTGATGCTTCTAGCATTCTTCAACAGGGCGATCTAATTCAATTCTCAGATCAAGATAACAATCTAGTTCGTGCAACTGTTCAATATGCAACTCAAGCGGCAGGTGCTGCTAAGACTAGAATTTATCTAGACACTGCACTTCCTGGTGACGTAACAAACACCAGTATCGTCCGTCTAAGACCCAGACCAGAAAACACTAACGGTGGCACACTGCTGTTCCCAACTGGAAGTAAGCAGGTTGAGCAAATTTCTGCTGGGGGAGATGATACCAAGATTAAGTATTACTTCCGTAGAGACTTTGTAACCACTGCTTCTACTTCTGGTGGAACTATTACATTCGCAGCACAGTTGCCATTTGGAACGCAAAGATTTGCAGCATTCAGCGAAGAAAATTATATTATTACTGTTCTAGATCCAGGCGATGCTCCAAGCATTGCAAAAGGTGATATCATTTATGTTCCTACCGATGCTGTAGAAATTTCATCTTCTACTGATACTGCCAGTGGTCTCACTTCTGGATCTATTAGTCTACAACTAACATCTGATTATTTTGGAACCATTCCTTCCAATGGTGCGTTCCCTAAACTTAAGTTGACCGCAACCTTGGAAGTATCCAATGCAAAACCAAGACTTAAGACTGCCGTAAGAAACAAGAGAATTGTTGTTACATCATCTGGTGATAGAGTTATTCCACTCAGAGGATCTGATTACGATACCGAAGTCATCGAAACTCTATCTTACTCCGATGTATTCAAATTAAGATATGTCTACGAAGGAACTCCTTCCCAGGCTCCAGATGTTGATACTGCTGGAAATCTGGTATCTGGCACAGATGTAACTTCTCGTTATACGTTCGATGACGGTCAGAGAGACACTGTATATGATGTTTCCAGACTAGTTCTCAAACCAGGATTTGAGGCATCTGTTGGTCAACTCGTGATTGCATTCGATTACTTTGAGCAATCTCAAGGTGATTTTGTAACCATCGACAGCTATCTACATGAAGCAGGTGTCCCTGAAGATGAAATTCCTTCATTCAACTCACCTGTTCTTGGCAATGTAGAACTTAAGAACGTAATTGATTTCCGTCCTAAGGTAGACACAACAGCAATTATCCCAGGTTATCTTGACAAGTCTCTTCTAGAAGTTACCGAAGGTTCGTTTGCTGGTCCTGGTGCTGTTGTATCAAGCACTCCTGCTCCAGATGCTGGTATCGAATATACATTCTCGTTCAGCCAAATCCAGTATCTTGATAGAATTGATGGAGTATTCTTGAACAAGAAGGGAGAGTTCCTAGTAAAAGAAGGTAACTCGTCTCTCAACCCATCCAAACCAGATCCTATTGAAGATGCTGTTCCTCTGTTCTATGCATATATTCCTGCTTACACTAAAACAAGCAAGGATGTAAGAATTACTCCAGTTGATAATCGCCGTTACACAATGCGTGATATCGGCAAGTTGGAGAAGCGTATTGAGCGTCTTGAGTATTACACTACTCTCAGTATCCTTGAGCAGCAAGCTCTTAACATGCAAGTTAAGGATGAAGTAGGACTTGACAGATTTAAGTCTGGTTTCTTCGTTGATAACTTCGAAGCACACTCTGTCGGTAACCTAACTTCACTAGACTATGCATGTGCTGTTGATCCTCAGCAATCCGTTCTTCGTCCACAATCAAAAGAAGACAGCATCAAACTAGTTGAGGTAAACGTAAGAGAAGATCAAAGAGCAGTTTCTGGTTATAAGAAAGTTAATAATGTTGTCACACTACCATACTCGAATTTAAATCTCCTTGGCAATGGATTTGCATCGACAAACATCAATCCAAACCCATTTGTTGTTCTTCAGTATGTTGGTGATGGTGAACTATCTCCATCAATTGATCAGTGGTATGATCAATCAGAAGAACCACTAGTTGTTGATACAAATACAAGTCTCTTTAACATCTTCCTTGCAAAAGAGAACGTCAAGGAAAGTTTCTCCAGCATCCACAATTCTTTTGTAGTTAACTGGGTTGGTTCTTCCCCATCATTTACTGCTATCAATTCTTTAGGTGAAGTCAATAGTCAGCAGGCATCAACTAAAGTTAAGTCTGCTTCTGTTGCAAGTTCTTCTAATATCAGTCCACAGAACAATGATATTGGTAAAGGAATTCAGGCAAAAACTGTAAGGGGCAATCTGGTTTCCAATTCTCTATCATTCTTTGCAAGAAGTGTTCCTGTCAAGTATGTAATCAGAAGAATGAAGCCTAACACCAAGATGTATGTCTTCTTGGAAGGTAGAGATATCAGTCGTTGGGTCAATCCTGATCTAAGATTTACTGGTATTGCTGGCAACTCTCTGTCTGCATTTAATGGTCCTATCACCACTGATGAATATGGAAATGCATCTGGTTTGATCATTCTTCCTGCTGGTTATCCACCCATCGAAAATGCAACATGGGGAGGAAGTGTAGATACCGTATCGTATGACACAAACGCAGAAGAAGTATCAATTACATCTGGCATCTTAACGTTCAGATTTACTTCTAGTGCAACCAATGCACCCAAAGATGAAGTAGATAGCTACACTGAAGTTAAGTATTATGCTACAGGTATTCTCCCAGAGAACCCAGATAGCATTGTTTCTACAAAACCATCTTACTTCAAGTCAAACGAAGGTGTTCAGTTAATCGAAAGCAATACTGACAATCCAGTCAGACCTAATCCATTGGCGCAAACTTTTAAGGTCGAGAACCTAGAGGGCGGTTGTTTTGTAACTGGCATTGATCTTTACTTCAGCAAGAAGAGCAGCAATATTCCAGTCAAGACGTATATTACTAATGTTGATGCAGAAAAACCAGGAAAGAATATTGTTCCTGGTTCCGAGAAAACTCTTTCTCCAAACACATTCCTTAAGTGTTATGCAAACGGTGACGTTGCAGTCTACAAGGGCGAGAGCGTAACTGGAGTAAGCTCTGCTGCTTCTGGTCCTATTCTCAAGATCTTTGACAAGAACAACGTAGAACTAGTCGCTTCTTCCTCTGGTAAGTATAGTCTAACTAATGAGCAAGTCTATACGTTTGTTCTAAGCAATCATAACGGTAAGTCATTTGTTCAAAATGAAGATCTGACTATTCCATCAGTGACCACGGCAAATGCTACTCAGGGAACTACTGGAAAGATCACGATTGCTAAGGACAGTGGAAAAGTTTCTAAGGTCAGAGTTACTAACCCTGGTCAGAATTATGATAGTGCAATTCTAACTATTGAAAGTCCACAACTTCCTGGTGGATCTACTGCTACTGCAGCAATCAAAGTCTCTGGCGGTAAGATCTACAATGCAGAAGTTTCACTCTCTGGTTTTGGATACACCGAAGCTCCTTCAGTCGTCGTCAAAGGCGTCGGAAATGGCGCTGGAGGATGCGAAATTCAAACCTTCATTGAGATTGACACACCTGCAGTTAGAATGGGCGTAGCGGTCGATAACGAAGGAGTTACGCAATCCACAACCCCAACACACTTTGCATTTGAATATCCAGTATACCTACAAAATGATACTGAGTATGCTCTGGTTGTAGAAACAGATTCAACAGATTATATGTTGTGGGCGTCGAAGTTGGGTGCTACTGATATTGCTACTAGCACCGTTATCACAACACAACCATCACTTGGTTCTGTTTATAAGTCACAGAATACTGAGAGTTGGACTGAAGATATCTTCGAGGATCTTAAGTTTGCACTATATCGTGCTGAATTTGACATCAGCAGACCAGCAGAACTTCTCCTTAAGAATGATAACTTGGGTTACGAACTTCTTGACTACAATCCATTTGAAACAAACGCTAGTGCAAACACTAACGCTACCTCAAAACTATTCAAGAATAACAACTCAATCGTTAAGGTTTCCCATAGAGACCACGGATTTGAGACATCTGGTAAGTCGTATGTATTCTACAGAACTGCACAAGAAACTGGTGGTGTAACCGCCGATATCTTGAACAGCAATCTATTCAAGGTTGCAAACAGTGGTGTTGATACTTACAACATTACATCAACAGCAAATGCTTCTAGTAATGCATTTGGTGGTGGAACAAATGTTTATGCATCACATAATAGAAAGTTCGAAACTCTATATCCTCAAGTCAACTACCTCTCATTTACTGGAACAAAACTTGAGAATTATGTAAAGACTACAAATGTGGTTCCTGTCGATTCGTCAACTACAAACTATACTTCATATTCGCAGACTGATTATGAAAGAACATTCTTGAATGAACCACAATACTTCACTAACCAGAAGTTGATTGCATCCGAAATTAACGAGACACTCAATAACCTAGGTCAGTCATTGACATATAAAATGGTCATGACTTCTACTGTTTCTCACCTCTCACCGCTGATTGATCTTTCATCAGCATCTGTCAAGACATCTACGTCTAGAGTTGAGAATGCAAGTGGTCAAGAAGATAGATTTGGTAGAAGAGATCAAATTATCAAGTTCTACCCAGTATATCAATTCCAACTTGCTGGAAATGGCGGAACTGAAATTCAGGCTGGTCAGACAATTAAAGGAGTAACAACTAAAGCATCTGGAACTATTGCAAGAGTAAATGGTTCTGTTGTTTATGTCAGAGTTAAGACAGCACAGTTCTTCCAAATTGGAGAAACTGTTTCCTTGGGCAACCAAGCATCTCTAACTAATGTCACTGTCGATTCAAATCCAGTCGAATTGTTCTTCGATATCGCTGATGGCGCAACCATTGTTGCTAGAAACCCATCGGTCATTCTCGAAACTTATGATAATAAGATCACTGGTAAAACAGTCCTTTGGAACAATAAGACCCAGGAATTGACACTAAGAGTTGATACCCAACCAATCAGCAATGACTTCACTGGAAGAATTATTGACAATGTAGCATTTGCAAGAAACGCACAAACTTCTGAGCAAGTTTCTGATATCTTCCGTGTAGGAGATTATGTCAAGTATGCTTCTCAGGATGACGTTGAAGCATCTTACTTGGAGGTAGGAAGCATTACATATTCCAATGGCATTGACTTTGTTTCCGAAGATTCTTCTAAGAACAGTTCTGCAGTTGCTAAGTATGTAACTAAGGAGGTTGCAATTGGTAATCCTGGAACATCTATTGATGTAAGACTTACCGCTAACATCAAGGATATCTCTAATATCAGAGTTCTCTACAGATTTAAGAAGGCATCCAGTCAAGAAAACTTCGAAGATATTGATTGGGAATACTTCAACTCTGATGGAGGTCCTGATAATTTAGAGATTGCATCCAGTGAGAACAGCATCTCTGGAACTGTTGAGAAGCAATCTTCATACCAAGAATTGAAGTATAGCGTTGCAGATCTTCCCGAGTTCTCTTCGTTTGCGGTCAAGATTGTAATGAAGACTGTTGACCCAGCATTCGCTCCTAAGGTTCAAGATATCAGAGCAGTAGCATCGTTCTAATTTCCGCGTATGTCTTATATCAAAGTTGAAGGGCATGATGGTCTTGTCAGGGACGAGACCACAGGTGCCATCTTGAATTACAACGATTCTGCTATTGAAGCTCGTCGTAAAATGAAAAGGTTGAATTCCGCGTTAGACGACATAAATATGTTGAAGGATGAAGTCTCTGAAATCAAATCCCTACTTAGAGAGTTAATAAGAAATGCCAGCAATTCAAGTCGCTAGAACCGATACCTTTGAACAACAAAGGGTAAAAATTAATGAAATTGGATCGCAGATTTTTAATATTTCTGCTGGTGGTAGTGATTTAGCTACGGGTCTATTAAAAATTGGCGATGGTTCGAGATTAATCCCATCTCTATCTTTTACAAATGATCCCCAACTTGGTATCTATAGACCAGAAATTAATACTTTAGGTATCGTAAGTTCAACAAAAAATATTGTTGATTTTTCAAATCAATCTGTTTTTTATTACAGAGATTTAATTCTTAGAAAAAGAATTTTAGGAGATACAAACCTCACCATTAATAATGCTGGCAGTGGATATGATGCTGGTCAATACACAGATATATCTCTTATTGGTGGTTCTGGTGAACTTGGGACAGTAGATATTGTAGTAACAGAATTTATTGGAACTATCAATAGTGAAGGAAGAAATTATACTCCAGGAACATATACAGCCGTTTTATTAACTGGTGGATCTGGTTCTGGTGCATCTGTTGATTTTCTCATCGATCCAATTACGGGTGATATTAATGATGGTGGATCTGCATATGTTCCAGGACAATATCAAAATGTTCCACTTACTGGTGGTTCTGGATCTGGAGCAACAGCAAACATTACTATTGGCGGAGATACTACTCTCTCTGGTAGCGTTACTAACGCTGGTTCTGGATATACAGATAATATTTACAGCAATATTCCGCTACGAAATGTTGCTACCGCTACTTATACGGTAACTACCGTAGCAAATCCATCTCCTCTACCAAATTCACTATATCAAATTAATGGAGTAACTCAACAAACTCTTACTCTTGATAAAGGAAATACATATAGATTTGATATTTCCGATGCTAGTGTTAGTGGACATCCTTTTGGATTTCTTGATGGTTCTGGAAACCTATTAGATTTCCAATTTTACTTAATTAATAAAGTTGGTTCAGAGGGTAGTGCTGGTTCGTTTGTTGATCTTATTATTCTCCCAGAAGCTCCAACAGAAACAATTCAATATTATTGCACGTCCCATGCTGGTATGGGAGCAACAATTAGTGTTGTATCTGGAACTACTGGAGTTTATGGAAATGGAGCATTAGCAAACTTTGAGGTTGTTGGCGGTGTTGTAACTAATTTTGTTTTAGCAGATCAAGGAAGTAGATATAAACAAAACGATCAACTAATAGTTACATCAATTGATGCTGGTGGATCTGGATCTGGACTTGTTTATACAATTAATAACGTTGTTTTTACAGGAACCGTAAATGATGTACAAATTCAATCTTCTGGTCAAAATTACGTTCTTGGAGATCTTTTATCAGCATCCGATTCTGATTTAGGAGGTGGAGGAGGTTCTGGATTTGAGTTTGCTATATCTTCTTCTCCTGGAATTATTAGAGACTTAAATTTCATCTCCAAGGGATCTGGATATCAAGTAGGAGATTTGTTAACACTATCAACAGGATTTACTGGTGTTACTGGAGACTTTATTGTTAATATAAGTGGACTTGCTGGAAACGCAACTTCAGGATCAAACGTAGTAACTGTTGCTTCTACGGTTGGCATCTATTCTGGAATGCAGATTACTGTTCTTGGTGGATCTACGGGAGACTTCCCACCAAATGTAACAGTCGATCAAGTTACAGGAGGAACAACATTTACTGCTAGCGATGTTGCTAATGCTACTGGAGCGTTGTCAATGGATTTGACAAATCCAGGCAACCAAGAAGATGTTCTAGTTTCCTCTACTGCAAATATAAATCAAGGCGATATCGTAACTGTTGCATCTGGATCGGGAGCACTACCAGCAAATACAACAATCACTTCAGTTAATGAGTTGTCTGGTAGTATTACATTATCAAACACTCCTACTGCTGGTGGTCCAGTTGTTTTAACAATTAGTCCATCTTTTGGAGTAGGAACAACGCCATTTGAATATGAAGTTCAATCTCTTGGATCTGTAGAATCTTTTCTAGTAAATAATCCTGGTAATGGATACAATGTAAACGACCTACTAACAGTAGCACCCGAAGATTTAGTCCAACCAATTACATATACTGTTACTGCAAGATCTGTATTAACTATTACTTTCACCACGTCAGTTTCAGCGACATTCTTTAGTGTTGGTAATTTTATTGATTATGATAATGCTGGATTTATTAATTCTTATGAAATTATTCAAGTAAATACTTCTGGATCAAATCTCCAATCGTTATTAATTGTTGGAGATAATTTAGATTCGGGAAGCGTAGTTGTAAAACAAGGCACATCATCTCCACAATTAACTGTCGATACATCAACTGCTGGTAATAGATTTTTGATAGATACGGGATCTGGACCTCAACTAACTCCAGATTTGACGTTGTATGTCGGAAACACTTATATTTTTGATACCACAGATTCAAGTAACGATTCGCATCAGTTTGCGTTTTCAGAATTTAGAGATGGTATTCACGCACCAAGTTTAGTAGAAAATGTATCTACTACCCTGTCTTCTACATCTGCAGTAATTACTGTTGCTTCTACAACAGGAATTCTTGCAGGTATGCAAGTTACTAAGATAACTGGATCTGGTGAAATTCTACCTGGAGTTACGGTAGAAAGTGTTGATTCTGCAACTCAAATTACATTATCACAAATACCAACCGTAAGTGGAAATGTTGTTCTTAGTTTTTCTGGCGTAGAATACACCTCTGGTATAACAAGAACTGCAGCAGCGGTGACAATTAAAGTTGTAGATACAACACCAAACCTTTATTATTATTGTAATAATTCTGGTGCCACACATGCAGATATGGGTGGTATTGATAATCAAGAAGCAACTGTTACTATTGATCCAAATAATCCAAAAACATTTGGAAGTGGATTTCAATTAATTGCAAATACTATTAGCTCCAGCGATACACTAACTTTTGATATTCTAGATGGCGAAATAACTTCAGAAAATATTGTTACGGATGACATTAACGCCACAGAAGGAACTATTGCAACATTTAATGCAACAACTGGAACAATTCCAACTTTAAATACGAATGTCATTACATCTGGTTCGGAATTAGTAATTAGCCCAACTACAAGATTTTCATCTACTGTAAATATTGGTTCGAACAATATTACACTAAATCATCTGAATGGTAATATTACAACTCCTGGAATTATAACCACCAACAATTCTTTGAATGTAAATTCTAAACTTACTATTGTTGACGCAGAGATTTCTTCTATTGGATCCAATGATTTAGAACTTACAGCAGCTCCTGGATATTTAACAAAAGTAACTGGAACTGGTTCGTTTGTTATTCCTTCTGGAAATACATTAGAGAGACCAATTTTTCTAGCATCGGAAGGAAATGGCGCAATTAGATTTAATACCACAACAAATCAATATGAAGGTTATAGTCAAATTTCCAGTTCTTGGGCTTCTTTAGGTGGTGTAAGAGACACTGATGGAAATACTTATATTATTGCTGAAGAATCTGTTACTCCATCACCAACTAATGATAATCGTCTGTGGTTCTATAATGATGGACAAAATAGTTTTAGATTTACGAACCAATATCAAGAATTCATGACAGCAAAGAGAGTTAGATCTCTCAATGTTAATGCTCCAGATTATACAGAATGGGCAGCAAATACCCCTGTTAATGTTGGGGATTATTTAAAATATAACAATGACATTTATGAAGTTGTAGGTGCTGGAGGAACTGGAACTAGTGGAAATGAACCCAATGATCAGTCAGGCAATCCATTTGTTAATGGAACTGCCACGTTGCAATATTCTACGACTGCAGTAGGTCCAATTACATTTGAACAAGTTTCGCAAATTAACATTGGACCAACTATTTCGGTTCCAATGGTATTCCAAAATGATCTCCGCATCACGAAAAATACTATTGCTA